CTATGCGTTAACGTACGTTACGCAGGAAACGCAATGTCAACGAACAGCTTGACAGTGCCGGCCGCAGACACGTCAGAATTGAACGTGGCCGTCAGGTCAACACCACCAGCCGGACACTTGTCCGCTGCGAGACTCAACATTTCTCCGATATTCTGGATCAATGTGCCAGCACCCGGAGCCAACTGCATCAGGTCGGTCGCATACGCGATCGCACCAGAGATGTCAGCACCGTCAACAAGAATGTCCTTATCCAGAACAACCTCATTATCAGACCGGTGAAACCCGATGTCCAGGTCAGACGCGCCGCCAATGGCAGCGTGACTACCGGCCAAACGAATCCCAACGACCTGCGCGCCCAGGGGAAGGCCCCGGACGAGCGTGTGGACTTTACCAGCCGCATCAGCAGCCGCAGTGACGATCACCGCGAGAACCGTGCGAATATAAACACCGTTGTTAAACAGCGGACTTGTGGGCTTCGCTGCATAGCCTTGTGTCGCGTTCTTAGCCATTTGAGCCTCCAATTATGTTACCCCCGAAGGGGACGAATTAACCTTCAACACTCTTAACGACCCGAATTACAGAGTCGTGGTGACCGCGATAACGCGCGCACCTTCAATACGCATTGCATTGATCCACAGATCGATGGTCAGATCCATGCTGTTCACTTTGTTCGGGTTCTTCTCGACGCTCATATCGCCGATCTCCATGCTCAACGCCAGCGCGCCAGGAGCCAGGACCATGCAAGTACGGGTCGAAACACCTTCCGGGAGAATCGGGGAGTTCACCGTGATCCCTCCGTTCTCAGAACCAGCAAACAACACCGTGCGATACACACCGGCATTCTCCACCTTGCCAGCATCCACAACGCGCGCCGAAATATAATCGTTGTTGATGAACTGGGGTTCCTGCATCAGGTCCGTGTTCTCTTTACCGGTGATGCAAAGCAACGCGCCGGTAAACTCGGAGTAATCGAGTTCATTGTTAATGAACTTCTGGGTGATCTGCTGGATCACCGCATACGTCACGCCGGAAGTGGCGCTGATCGTCACAACACCGTCAGTCGCAGCTGAAGTGGTGGTCGGAGCAGCATCCGGAGCGCCGGTCAAAACATTCCCAACAGCCGCAGCCGCCAGGACGCGATCAACAACGCGGTTCTTGGCATTCACAAGCTGCTTGAGGATGTCCGAAGTCGGGTCCTTAATCAGCTCGTTGATGTCATACTTCTTATCGATCGTGATCGTCCGTGTGAAACGGCGCTTGGTGAGCTGCCTGTTATCCAGGGCATAATCACCATACGACTTATTCGGATTTCTCGAATTGACCTCTTCGAGTTCGAGTCGGCCAATACGACCCATGTTGGCCGTCTTGCCGTTGGAAGAGAGATGAACGACAGCAGCGGAGCTTTCCAACTTGCTCTGCTTCTGCTGTGCCAATTCGCGGAAATTATCCTCGAACTGCAGCTTTGCTCCTTGATCTAAACTGGGGGAAATTGTGCTCGATGGCATTTGGACCTCCGTAATGTTAAACCGTTTGACATCTCTTCGTCTTTTCGAAAAGTGTCCGCGTGAGCGGGTTTTCTTGGCCTTTGGGATAAGGCCCAAACCGTTTCACTGGGTCCAACACTACGGAGTGTCCAGTATCTTCAAAAAGGCTTATGCCTCTTTTGAATCCTTCATTACTGCTATGATATTCTCTTGTTTTATAATGCGCAAATCATTTAACACTTTTCTTTCAGGGAAGTTTAAAGCAAGCGCCGTCTTCGGTAAAACAATAATTTCATCGCCGACCTCAACGCCTTCAACGTCTTCCCCGACGGAAACAACAATGTTCTTACAGAGATCAGTGTCCTTGCCACCTCCGGGAAGAATAATTCCCGACGCCATAGCAACGATCACTTGCTGATAAAGAACATAATCTTTTATCGGCTTTATCTCTGTCATATTAAACTCCCTTGACCGCGAGAAGCTCGATCAATTCTTTCTTCGACGTCTTGTTGCTGAACTTAATATCACGGCGCTTCGCTTCTTTCTTCAGATCCGCAAAAGAAATATCAGAGCTTACCTCTTCCTCTTCAGCAATCGCTTCTTCATTGCTGATCTTCTTCTCAGGAGCGGCAGCATCAAGCTCACCCTCGACGATAAGCGCAGGCAACTTGGCAAAGTTGAAATCATCCTTCGTGTCAATCTTCTCGCCCAGGACTTTATCCGAATACTCAAGATAAGCGATCTCACGCGCTTCACGCTCACTCACGGCATTCTTTAAGGGAATACGAAGCAAGTTCTTTGAGATAGCGAGATCCTGCAACTCACCCCAGGACATCTTCTTAATATCCTTGCCATTGCACGACGCAACACCCGGAACGACCTCAATCTTGTCAATGAACACCGTCCGACGAGAATTGAACCGCGCCGTATATCTCTTGTCCGCACGGATCCAATCGCCCAAAAGCCTGTTCTGAATGTGCGACATCACCATCTCTTCACTGCACTCAGGCATATACCCGACGACTTCATTAAAATCGATCACATCACCCTGACTGCCCCCGTTTGTTCTGTAATCTCCCGACACTGTGACTTTAAACATAACACCCCCGTATTTTCCCGTTATTGATACGTCTTATCCAACTTATCCTGTAAAGCCTTCTTCTCTTCTGCCGTGTGCTGCCGTCCAGTTAAAGCCCTGATCTCGGCACGAATGCCAGCCCGGACCTTCTGAATGTCACCAGCACCAGCGTCAGCGCCTTCGCCACCCTCAGCAGCAGCGCCAGTTTCCTTGATTCCGTACTTCTCTTTGACCTTATCAATGAACTTATACATAAACCCGACCATCGAATTCGGCAAGCCTTTCTCCATGAAATCCTTCTCTTCAGGAGATAACAACTCGGCCACCAGGTTGACAGCATCACCAGCGCGCTTCTTGTAATCATCACCGAATGCCTTTTTAAGCTCCCCGGTCATTCCTTCTTCACTGAACAGCGCGGCCTGCTGCTTGGCCATGATCTTGTCGTGCGCAGCGATAATACGATCGGCCATTACCTTCGGAACGCCTGAGCCATAGAAAGCCTCGGCATACTCAGCGGCCACCTCTTTCGGGATATTATCACCAAACTTGTAATCCTCTTTCTTCGTGTTCCCGCGAAGAGTGTCAAGATACGCCTTCACATCAGGATCTTCGGTCTTGGACAGATCCGGGACCGCAAACTTCTTGCCGGCCAGGGAGTCAAGGTTATCAGCCAGCTTTTCAAGGTCGGCCTGACTCTTGACCTTCTTTGCCCACCCCTTCTCAGCATAATCCTTTGAGATCGTAAAGGCCGGAGGACTACCAGCACCACTTGCCGCAGCCCCACCAGCCTCTCCTGCCCCGGAACCAGCCGCACCTGCGCCAGCGCCATCTCCGGAACTTCCAGCGCCTTCTGAGCCAGCCCCTGCCCCGCCACCACCGTTATTTTCTTCTTCTCCTGGCATACCTGTCCCCTCCCGTTGTTATTCCCGATCGATCTCAGCCCTTACATCCGCACTCAACATATTGTTTATCATCAGATAATAATTCCGATACGCCTTTGCCACCGCCATATTGACCGGAGTAAAGTCATGGTCCATCTTGTCGATCTTCATCATCTTCTTGCTCATCTTCCAGAAGAAACGACCGTTCTTTGAGGACATGATGCTGTTTGTAGCCTTCTTGAACTCAGCCATTTCCTCTTTGGTAAGCTCATCCTGGGCCTTCTTTTCCTCGGCCAGAGCCAAAAGACGTTCGACCGTGTTCTCTGGAACCTTTCTTTCTTCACCCCGTGCGCTCATTTATCCCCCCGTTTTCCTTGCCATTGCCACATCCTTCTGTGCCCCGGCAGTGTTCTTTGCGATCTGGGATCCCGCAAGCCCAGACTGTACGGCCATTTGTTGAGCCATTAATTGCGCTTGCTTTGTAACCTCAACCTGAAACTCATCAGCCGTGAGGAAGAAATCACCCTGAACATTCAAGGCATCTTTAAAGTCCATCAGAAGATCGTGCCACTTAATACCAACTGCAATCGCCGGGTAAAGAGCCATCATAACCTGTATCACCTGAAGCATTTGCATCAGGCCATCGAGCTTCTCGGTCCTGGACAGCTTCTCAAGCTCATTGTTAAACCGGATCTTATACCAGGGCTTGCCGTTGGCAATACACTCAAGCACCGCATCAGGGATGATTTGCTCTGACCGGTCCTTAGAAATCAGCATCTTGGCCTGATCCCCGTAAACATTCGGGTTAATGCCCAGAATGCCGTACTCCATGCCCATTGAAGCGCACCGCTCGATCACCGGCTCAAGCATTTCACTTTTCTGACGCTGTAAAAGACCAGACAAAGACTTGCCGCGGATCACCGCGCGCTGAAGCATTTCAGTTGCCGTCTTGCTTGATTGCTCACTGAAGTCCAAAAGAATATCGATCTTGAACGCTGTTGCGATCTTCTCATTCAGGTAAGGAACCAAGAAAGACATGATCTTGGACGGATCACCCACATCGTAAAGCGGGAACAACGGCTGTTTTCCATCCCCGGCCATTGCGGAGTTAAGCATAACCATGCCATCAGCCGAAGTATCAATGACCTTATCCCCGAAAAGGCTGTCATTATAGGCAGCCAACGCAGGTGAAGCCATCTTCTCAATGATCTCAATGACCTTGCCGACCATGTAATTCACGCTCATGATCGTGGAGATTAACAAAGTACCAGACGACCGGCCCCAGATATATCCCCGGAGCTTGATAGCACGGCAGACAGCAATCGGCATCGTCTTGTAATCTTCCTCGAAGAACACATTCTGCTCATCACCATCGGCAAACCACACGCCGACATACCGCGCTCCGCGCTTGCCCTTCATCTTTGGATTGTAATCATCACGCGGGATAACACCCTGGACAATGACAAACTCTTCATTGGCAGAGTTATTGTTATACGCATCCTGGAACTTCTTCGGGAGCTTAGCAAAGGCTTTCTTATCAAGCTCACCATTTATCATGGCGAACTCATTTACGATCCGATTGATTCTCCAACGATAGGACACAAAAATAATATTGATCTTGCCGTTCTTGCCCTCATCGATCTCCAGGTTATCAACGCCATAATCCCGGAAGATGAACAGGTTCGGTTCAGTCCCCTTGATGAAGCCCTTGTTCGGGAATGCTCCGATCCCGGACGTTCCAAAGGCCGATTGATCGTAGAAATACGGATTCATGGCCGAATTAAGACCAGCCTCGGCATGATTCATTTGATTCAGCAGGCGCTTGGAGGACCATTCATAATACTTTGACAGGCTTGCCGCATCAGACAGCTCAAGGACATTATCGCTCGGGACCAAAGTAAAGGCATTATCGCCCGTTCCCCAGATTATCCCCTGCATATAATCGCCGGCCTGATTAACAGAAATGGCCGCCGTCGGATCGTCAACCAAAGTGTCTTTATCGTCACCCTTGATTAACTGATTATCGAACTGTGGCCTGACACGGATACCAACGACCTTTGAGATTTTTTCCCAGAGAGGAAATTCAACTTGCTTTGCTTCTTTGAGCTTATCGCGCAACTCTTTGATGTTACGGCCATGTGATTTCATTCGGATCTCCTAAGCATTGCCGAAAATAGTCGAGCGTTTCGTCGTTCCACCGGACATAATCTCCTCACCGGATGAAGCTCCAGCCGTCTTAAACAGCGACGATCTTAAGTTCTTCGCTTTGAGAGCTTCTTTGTCTGTCGCTAATGCAGCCATATCTGCGGCATTCTGCGCTTCTAATGCCTGCGCAGCTCTCTCAGCCTTCTGCGGACCTTTATCCATCTGATCGCCGATCCACTCACCAGCCATTCCGAACCAACCCTGATTCAATATCTTCGAGAAGCCGCCGCCCATATGTCACCTTAACCTTTTCTTTAGTGTTTCAATGTTAAAGAGCCGATGCTTTCGACCAGGATACTTTGATTCTCTGAACCAGAATATTTCTTTCGCATTCGGAGCAAGCTCAATTACTTGTTTTAACAAACCTTTAAGGCAGCCACTATTCTCATGCCCTGGATTGACCTCAAGCTCGCCGATGAATATCAACTCACCATCTTCAGTCACCCGGCCAGCATTATCGAACCAGAGCCATTCACAGACCGCCGTAATATTACCGCTCTCATCACGAAGCACAGCAATCATAACTTATGATAACACTCCATTGTAATGTTCAAGGACAAAAACATTTATTTTACAATGCCGGTTAAAAGCAAGATAACCAGCGAAGCAAACACGCCAACCGAAATCACCTGAAAGAACTCAATGACGAACCCAGCAATCGGATCGAACTTGTTTGGAACGTGTCTCATCTCTGTCTCCGTTTATTGATCCGTTGAATATTATGCGACTCATTATGTAACCCAGGAACCTTGCCGAGCATATATTTTATCGCCCAGATCCCCATCATCAAAGAGTCAGCATGGTCAGGACTTGGCACCGGCGGCTTCTCCCCGCGCATTTCTTCCTTGCTCTGAATGTAAATCTTCCCTGTCCGGTGATACTTCTTTTTAATCGTCTCCATCTCTTTGCGCGTGACAACGCTCTTGAGTATCAACCATTCGCTGTCAATGAACTCATTCAAACAGAAATACCCGTCACACCTCTGATTAGCCGCATTCATCTGCCGGGATTCGCCGGCCCCGTTGAACCCGATCAAGCCGGGGATTGTTTTCTTGATCGTGACATACAGCGGATAACCAAGACCGCCGGCATCACAGATCATCAGGTCCGGCTGCCAAAGTGAATGAAACGCGATCGACTTACCGATCGTTATATCCGTGTCAGGCTCGCTCCATTCCCTCTGTTCAGTCAGCTCCCAATGGATATTCGACCGGCGCTCAAGCAGCGTGGCCACATTCTTGTCAGATCCAGCGGCAGAGAAATCAAGAGATAACACCCTCTGAGCCTTGAACAGCTCACCATACGGAAAGATCGTGGCGGCTTTATAGAGCTTCGCATTGTTAAACAGGAAGTCAATCGCCTTATCCAACGGCTGACCAAGCCAAATATGATTATAATCTGTTATGCTTTTGGCCTTGCACTCCTCGGCTTCCTTCCTGGACGTGGCCGGACAAAACTCATTCTCATCGTAATTTATCGATATATGAAGGCAATCCTCACGGCCAACGCAGAACTCATAAACCGGATCACCGCGCAGGAACCGGTTCATTGTGAATATAATCACGCAATTCTGCTTACGCATTGTCGGAACAATAATATCAAGCGTTGCCTTCGTAATGCTTTGAGCTTCATCCACCCAGAGGATGTCAACGCCCTCAAGACCCTTGATGTTCACATTGCCCTGATCCCGGAACCCCTTGAATCGGATCTCTGTCCCGCTTTCCTTGTGCATGATCTTCGCGGCCTGAACCTCATAATTTAGACTATTCTCAACGATCATGTCTTTAAGCAAGGCATGAACTGACTCATCAATGGTATTTTGCACTTCGCGCCCGCAAGTTATACGGCAACGCCTCTGCTCACCCAGGTAAAGCAAAAGACGGCCAACGCTGTGAGTTTTTCCTCCAACGCGACCGCCTTCAAGAAAGATATATTTGTAATAATTGATCCCGTCAATTATCGGGACCAGCTTCTCAGGAATGTTTAACAGTTCCGGCAACTCAAGATCCGATGGCATTACCCACCTTGAAGTCTAAGGGTTTCCCGTTTTTAATCACCCTACCCATTTGAACGATCGTTACCTGGCCCTCATGCTGATTCTTAATCTCTTGCGGAATACACTTCGAAGCGATCTGGACCGCGATCTTGTCTTTAGCGTAAGGCTTTGTCTTTGAACTCAAGAGAGAATTGTGCAGCTGAACCCAGCAACGATCGATCACCAACTGCCTGATGTCCTGTTCTAGCTTTGAAGGTCTTCCCCGTTTTCCCGCCATTTATCGCCTCGACTTATAAAAGTAAATATATTGTGTAAAAATAGAAAAGGTCACGACAACCCCTGCAGGAAGCCATGACCTTCTCGTTAATCAATGCCCTGACAGCCTGCGCAGGCCGCCTTAATTAATCTATCACTTGACCGGGAACCGTCAAGTGGATTTCTCTTATTTTAACACCGGCCCTTCACGTTACCCTTCTTTGCTGCCTTCTTGACTTTCTTCTGCATTGCCATTTTGATCTCACCTCGCTTTCTGCCTCATATTTTATTCTTAACCTATCGCGCTCGCCTTACCGCCGATCACTTTATAATGCTTGTTGTCGTCCAACGCCTTGCGAAGTTCTTCTCTTAAATTTGCGTCGTGTGGATATTTTATATAAACATCAAACCACTCCTCCGCAACCCGTCTGCTGATGCTAATCGTGTCAACCGCTGGCGAGGGCTTAACTTCCTTGAGCCATTTTCTATATTCTGATTTCAACTTTGCATATTGCCTTATGCTGTGTTCTTTATCGCAAACAAGGCATTGTCTATATGGATTTCCGGTCTTTCTCTGGATAATCCTTGTGTTCTCTTTCGTATATTTATGACCCTTAATACATTTATCCTGTTCAGCCTTAGACCGACCTGCATTTATAGACAACTCAATGAACCGACAATTATTAAATTCGTAATTTCCATCATTATCAATCCGGTCTATAGACGGCCTCTTCATCAAATCAGCCTTATCTCTAACCCATAACGCTTTCAATTCTTCCTTGCTTATCAAACACTTAATTCCACGACCACCATAACGATGATATATCGGTAGTTTTTTATTATTACATCTCTGCCTGCATCCGTGATATATTCTTGCCAGCTTCCTAACCATAGCGTCTATCATGCAACCCTCCTGTTCCAGCGTTCAAATAATGGCTCTATTCCTGTAATGTCCCCACTCTCATAAAATTCCATACAATCTTCGTACTCATCAATTTCATATTCAGCGTTTGCAGAAACGGACACCTTTTCATCATTCATCCCCACCGACGCTGTGCATTTATCACAATGCAAATACCACCAATCGCAATCCGAATTGTGCATTAAACTTGGATTTTCTTTTCCACAAAACGGACACGGCTTCAGCTCTTTCCTCGTGGATTGGGTCATACCCACCTCAAATGTTTTAACAGCCACCATATAAAAAGCATTGTTGGTATTGCTGGAAGAATGAAAAATATTCCAAACATCGCCAACCCTGACCAGTTACTAAAACCATTTGCGTCTTTCTCATTTAGCCATTTTATAATCTTCATACTTCCTCCCATATCACTCGTGGTTTGCGGGACATGTTATCGTTTGACCTGTAATTCATCTTCAAAATCAACGCAGAAATATTTAAGCTCGGCATTGGCATATTCTTTTATGTCCTCTTTGTTCTCGTCGAGCCAAGACTTGTAACATCCGTTATCGCAGAAGCACAACAAGTCCCGCATTACGGTCTTTCTGCGATTAACTTGATGCTGTCCGAATTGGCTATCTTGAATAAAGACCCATCCACTCTCTTTGAGATCATGAAGCGTCACGGACAAGTCTTCATTAAAAGCATCATCCATAACAACATCTTCCTCTGTCCCGCAACAATCACACTCAAGCCTGATCTCTATCTCTTTAACCTCTGCTGTAACCATATCTCCACCCCCTGTTTCTCCCAAGTTAATAGCCGTCGCCGTCGCCGTCGCCGTTGCCGTAGCCGTAGCCGTCGCCGTAGCCGTCGCCGTTGCCGTCGCCGTCGCCGTAGCCGTAGCCGTAGCCGTCGCCGTTGCCGTAGCCGTAGCCGTCGCCGTAGCCGTTGCCGTTGCCGTTGCCGTACGAATTTTGTCCTTCGTCGCTTACAGTTTTCCGACCCATACAGCCTCCTTACAGTCAATAGTGGCAATGACTGTCAGATAATCAAATTGAACCTGCCCGTAGCACTTATCAAGGATGGTGTCTTTTTTAACACCTTCATTCGCAAGTTCTCCAAGCCCTTTTGTCGTACCCCAACGGCGAATAGTTGAGGCATTGCTCAATACACAATCCGAACCATTACGGGTTAAACGACCGACCATAATCCAACCACGCTGAAGAATGACGATTTTTAAGTCACCCTTTACATCCTGATTTACTGCATCTGCTCTGACATACTTCACTTCGTCAATCATCAAACTTTCTGGCTTACTCATTGCATTCTCCTTGTTTGTAGTTTCTCCCAAGTTATTGGGAGGTGTTATTTAACTTCTATAAACTTATGTATTCTGTCTTTCATATCTTTAAACGCTGAATCTCTACCCTCTTGATACGCTGAACGGAGGGCGGATTCACACTTCTCGACGTATCCTTGCCAATGAGGGTCGAGTCTATCAGATAAAATACTACCTATTTCCTCTGCCCGCTGCTTGAAGGTCATTTTTTCCTCCAATCGCTGATATGGTAAAACATCTTCGCAATCACCAAACTCATCATAAGATAGAAACAGAATGTCATAACCCCTCCAATACCCAGATAAAAATAAACGGGTAGAAAACCATCGTTAACATTACGCCGAGCATGAAGCCAAGAGCAAAATCAAATTTGTCTTTCATTTTTTCTCCTCACGATGTGAAACCGCTGCGACGCTGCCGACTAAAAAGCCCATCAGAAACCAGAACGCACACATATAGAAATAGTTCATTTTCTCTCCCTGTAGTAACGATTGCCGCCACAAACTTTTACCTCGTCCATGTAAGCAGCCCAGTATGGTGTCTTAAACGATGCTCCCTCCCAGTGAGTCGCGCCGTCAACATAATCATGCTTTCTTGCGTCTTCGTAAGCCTGAACTGCCAATACAAAAGTCTTAGGCGAATACTTGTGTTCCTTAACCCTGCGAGAACGTTCTCCATAGACCCCCCGTAGTGTTTTCCTGTTAAACACGGCACTAATAACGCACCTCATTCCCTCGAGTCCACCGCTCTCATCCTCTCCAATCGCGGCCATTATAACGCGCTCTTTCGGCAATTCACCGGCACTTGCTATCCCACAATTCGCCAGGAATAACACGATCACGGCAAGCACACACGCCAGGACCGCAAACAACCGGAGATCCGGCTCGATCTCTCCCGATAACTTTTTACTCTTATGCTTTCTAATCGTTTCAGGCTTTAACATTTACAATTTCCCCCCTTCTTACATTCGCACGGAATACCAGCATTTGAAGAAACATATGGCTTTCAACCTCGTAACACCAATCATCGATCATTATCCCGCAGTAGATCATGAATTCCTCCGTTCAAGTTCCTCAAAGAGTTTTGTATATTTAATAATAAGTTCAACGTAATCAGGAACGGAATATTTGATACTTTCTTTCCATTTCATGCTTTTTAACTCATCACAAACCGATTGCCCGTAAACCTCAATAATCCTCCTTTCATAAACTAACCAATTCCCGGAAAGATTTATATTGCAATGGTAATCCTGGCAATGCACATTCTTTTCGTGGAAGTAAAGAGCAAGGCCGCAGTTTGCGGCAGTGATCCAATGTCCGGCCTGACCAGCCTTCCATCCTTCAATCAAATTTCCATGCCTATCGTAATAGTCTGGGATCTTCTTCCCGCAGGTAAAGCACACCCCACGATCACGCAGGCGAATATACTTGCTGAATATAGCCCAACACTCTTTCTTGGCTTTCTTCAGGTCCCACTTGAGCATTGTTTCTTTCTTTACCATTAAGCAACCCCCAACTTTAACTGATCCGCTTTACGATACCCAACCCATGTCGGCATCTTCTTTGGCTTGAACCTTGCATTCTGAGATCTTCCCGGCCTTGCACATCCTTTTGACAATTCCTTTGGCTTGTATGCAAATAAAGCCTTCAGCGTTGACCGGGCTTTGGCCGTCCTTGCGCTTTCTCGCTTAAGTCGGGCCATGTACGCCCTTTGTGCTAGATCGAGGCTCACGGCTTCACCTGGCGCTTTCCAAATAGCTCTTTGCAGTGCTTATCCATCAGCTTGCAGGTCATACAGCAAAGGCCGCATCCCGATCCGTTGTACTGATGAACCTTGAAAAACGTCATTCCCGGCTTCTGGCTCTTGTCCATCTCTAACCATAAAAGCTCATCCATTGTTAATAATGCGCTTCTCATGTCCTTTGCAAAAATCTCCCTTGTAAATACAAACCGTTTTTCTGCCATTAAAGCCTCCTTTTGTTATAACAATATCCCGTCTATTCTCTCCTGGGCCATCTTCACATATTCTGGATTCAACTCGATCCCGATGTAATCCCTGCCGTTTTTCTTTGCCACAAGTCCTACGGTCCCAGCTCCAAAGAAAGGATCCAGTATTACCCCCCCCATCGGGCATCCCGCCAATACGCATGGAACAATCAATTTTTCTGGAAATGTGGCAAAATGAGCGCCTTTAAATGGCTTTGTGCTTACGCTCCAGACAGATCTCTTGTTCCTAAATTCCCCGGTCTTACGAAATGCCTTGATCCCTGTCTTGCCGTTAAACGATCCTTTTAGCTGGCATTTCCGGTGATTCTTTGAATTGTTGTAATTAATTGTTCCGTGGCTTCCTTTTTCGGTGTCCCACCCCCAAGGGACCGTTGACGCCCAGATTGCCTTTTCTTTTATGGCGTCCTGGTCAAAATAATAACGATCGCTTTTGCTCATAAGAAATATGTACTCATGGCTCTTGGTGCATCGATCAGTGACGCTTTCTGGCATCGGGTTTGTTTTGTGCCAGATAATGTCTTGCCTCAAAAACCACCCATCGGACCGAAGCGCAAACGCCAGCATCCACGGGATTCCTACAAGGTCTTTGATCTTATAAATGTCAGACTTCGGTTTGTTGTGGCGTCCTCGGGCCTTAACAGCGCCGGCGTTACCTGTGGTCATCGTGGCGCTTCCACCGCCATAATTATTCCAGTAGCTGTCTCCAATGTTCAGCCAAAGAGTTCCTTCCTTTTTGAGAGCCCGTCTTACCTCACGAAAAAGAACGACCATCTTTTGAATATACAATTCAGGGCTTTCTTCAAGTCCCATCTGTTCCGCGGCTCCGTAATCTCTCAATCCCCAATATGGCGGAGATGTGATACAGCAATTGACGCTGTTGTCTGCCATCCCTTTTAAGATTGAAAGCGAATCACCTTGAAGAATCACACAAGCCTCCGCGAATAATAACGTCTCTGGCCACAACGACCGTTAGCATTAATAACTCTTTGTCCTCTTTCTTCATCGTAAACCAGTCCAGTCCTACACGTTCTGCCACTTCTCTTGCCACCTTTGATCTGATGAATTTTTTCATTCTAATCCCGCCTCTCTCCGTTGCCTGCGCACCGTATCCTCAAACTTCGATGCCAGGCGCTTTGTTTTATAATAATTCGCGTTATTCTCCCGTTCTTCTTCGGCCTGCTTCTTGATCGCGTAAGCCTGACGCCCGGACCGGCTCATGCGTTTGAATCCACCCACATGGTCAAGTGCGTCTTGTGATTTCATGGCTTTAGCTCCATATGATCGGCCGCGGCCTCGCGCGTCTGAAACAAGCCGTAATGCTCCGGATGATCGTTCATAAACATCCTGGCGTACCAAGATGTATAATTATTATTAATCTTAAATATATCGCCTTTCGTCTCGACCATCGTTGACCACCGAATCCGTTCAACAACTGCTTTTGCCCCGAAATCTCTCCTACCAGCATCGATCGCCTGAAACGTAAACCTTCTGAAAAGCTCATAAACCTGCGGATTATTAGCGTGAAACTCTTTAAACGCCTCCTCCTGGTCCTTCTTGTGTACCGCGTCAATGTCGATTGAAGGCATCATTTTAATTCCCTTTCGAGTTTATGCTTTTCTTCCAATGATATTTTATTGTCCCGGTAATCCTTCTGGATCGCTTCAAATTTAACCTTAAATGAATTAACTGGATTTATTGCTAAATTCAATAATTTTGGCTCAAAAATTCCCCTCCACCCTCGCTCAATGGCTTGCCTTAAAGCATCTTTCGACTTTTCAAGTCCCCAGGCCGTCATTTTATTTATAGCAAGATTAAGAGATTGGTTTGTATTAGGC